GCTGTTGATTCAATTCTAAAGAAATAAATAATATTTATAATTTATATATGACTTACAAAAGAATTATTTTAATAAAAACTCCTTCTGAAACAAATCCTAATTATATTAAAGCTATTCAAAAATATAAAAAAAATAAAAAAAGGTTCTATAAAAGATATGTTGAATTAAAAATTCAAAAATCAAATGAATTTAAAGTTATCCTTATTGGATTTGATGGTACTGTTAAAAAAAAATATAACAAATTTAGTACAACACAAATTATAAATGATATTGAAAGTATGCCAATGGGTCAAATATATAGAACATAATTTAAACAATTGATATATTAATATATATTATAAAATGGTATATATTTACGAATATATCTGGTTAGATCATAAAAATGGTTTTCGAACTAAAACAAAAGTAACAAAAGAAAGGCAAGAATTACACCATAATCCTGGATTCTGGAATTTTGATGGTAGTTCAACAGAACAGGCAAATGGTAATGATTCTGAAGTCTATATTAAACCTGTCCGAATGTATAAAGATCCATTTCGAAAAAATTTAGAAAATACATATTTAGTATTATGCGATACATGGTTACCTAATGGTAATCCTCATCCAGATAATACTAGAGAAAAAGCAAAATTAGTATTTGAAAATAAATTTGTTAAACAAGAGGATACTATGTTTGGTATTGAACAAGAATTCTTTTTTACAAACCGTCATGATAAATTACCATTAGGTATGAAAAAAAATGTTAATGGTCAAGTATATGCAGAATATACACAAGGCCCTTATTATTGTGGAGTTGGAACAAATAGAGTTTATGGTAGAAAAACTGCAGAAAAAATTTTAGAAAATGCATTACATTGTGAACTTAATATTACTGGTCTTAACTTTGAAGTAGCTCCAGGACAATGTGAATTTCAATTATGTGAAAAAGGATTAAAATGTGCTGATGATCTTATTTTATTAAGATACTTAATGATTAGAACAGCTGAAGATCATGACCTTTGTATTGATTTTCATCCAAAACCAGTTGAAGGAGATTGGAATGGCTCCGGATGTCATACTAATTATAGTACTAAATCTATGAGAAATGAAGGAGGTATGGAGCATATTATGAAAGCTATTATGAATTTAAAAGCAAAACATAAAGAACATATTGATTTATATGGTACTGATAATGATAAAAGATTAACTGGTAAACATGAAACCGCTTCTATTGAAAAATTTTCTTTTGGAGTTGCTGATAGAGGCTCTTCTATTAGAATCCCTAGATTCACTGAAAGAGATGGTAGAGGATATTTAGAAGACAGAAGACCTGCTAGTAATATGGATCCATATTTAGTTACATCTAAAATCGCTGAAACTACAATCTTGTGGAAAAATAATCATGAAAAAGTATATGCTGAAAGTGGATATTAAAAAATTATACATCTATTATTTTTTCTTTTATTACCTTGTTGATAGGTGACATTACTTTTATTTATTATATATTTTCTTATTAATTCAAAAAATACTTTTTTTGTATTTATATCTTCTTTAGCACTTGTTTCAAAAAAAGGTACATTCCATTTCTTCGCTAATTCCATACCGTCATTTTTTGTAACTTCTCTTTCAAGAATATCACATTTATTACCTACTAATATAATTGGTATTAAATTATCTTTCAATCTACAAATTTGATCCATAATAGATTGTAGATTATCAAAAGTTATTTTATTTTCAATAGAATATACAATTAAAATAGCATCTGCATTGCTTATCCACATATTTCTCATAGATGTATATTCTTCCTGACCAGCAGTATCAACAATTTCTATTAATCTTTTTATTCCATCAACTGTTACATTTTTTAAATAAGTATCTTCAATTGTAGGATCATATTCTTCTGTAAATATATTATTCACAAATCTTATTGTTAGTGCAGATTTACCGACACCTCCATCACCCAATAAATATATTGACATTGGTTTATTTGACATTTAAAAATAATATATATTATTCTTAAAATCTAAACTTATTACCATATTTTTATTCTTTTATTTTTTGGAGTATACATACCATCACCAGATTGTGTATTATATACTCTATGAAATTCATCTATATTTTTGAGAGGACCATTTACTCTAAAATAATTTGGAGAATGAGGATCTGTTAATAAACGTTTTTCTTTTTCTTTCTTTGTTAACTTTGCTCTCCAATTTCTTGCCCATGCTTCAAAAAATTTTTTTACATCTGCATCAGTTACTTTTTTTTGATGTAATCTTAATGCATCTAAAGATATCACTAATCCACCAAGATCAGCTATATTTTCACCTTGTGTTAATTTACCATTCACACTTTTACCATTAATTTTAAAATTATTAAATTGTTCTATAATTTTTTTTGCATTTTCATTATATTTTTTTTCATCTGTCTTTGTCCACCATTGTACCATATTTCCATCACCATCAAACTTTTTACCTTGATCATCAAAACCATGAGTAATTTCATGACCAATAATTGTACCTATACCACCATAAATTTCTGATAATTCCATTTGTAAATTAAAAAAAGGATATTGTAAAATACCTGCTGGAAATACTATCTCATTCTTTAATGGACTATAATATGCATTAATTTCGTATGGTAACATAAACCACTCTTTTGGATCAGGAGCACGATATAAATAAGACATTTCATTATTATAATAAAATTTACTAACTAATAGTGCATTTTTTAATAAACTATTTTCACTAGAAATATTTAATTTAGTTAAATCTTTAAATTCTTCAGGATAACCAATTTTTACATTCATTTTTTTTAATTTCTCGAGTGCTTTTACTTTTGTTTTTTTACCCATCCAAGTTAATTGCTTTAATCTATTACCATAAGCTTCTATTAATTTATTAACTATTTCTAACATTTTATTTTTACATTTTTCAGGAAAATATTTCTTAACATACTTCTTACCTAAAACCTCTCCTACTTGTGCAGATACAAATTCAAGAGATCTTTTAGATTTTGATTTACGTTCTTTCTTTCCTGATAACATCTTACCGTAAAAATCAAAAATTATCTCTTCTATTGAATCATTCATTGTACTAGATACTGATAAAATAAAATTTATTACTAATAAATTTTTAAATACTTGAATTGGGTATTCATTAAATATTTTTATAAATTCTTTTAAATAACCAACGTCTTCAATTATTATTTCTTTTGTTTTTACTTCACATGCTCTAAAATAAACTCCCCAATTAAAATTAGGGAAATCTTTTCTTAATTTTTCAATAGTAAAAATATTATATACTTTTTCCGGATCTCTTAATATCTCCTTCTTTAATTTTATTTTTGCCATCCTCCTTTGTATTTCTATTATTGTTTTTACAGATTTTTTTACATCTATGTCTAAATTTGCTATTTTTAATAATTTCTCCATTAAATTCTCTAATCCTTTAACATATTTTTCCTTCTTTTTATCTAAATAATAATCTCTATCAGGTAATAGTAACATTTTTGGCGATAGCGCTAATATATTATATTTTGAATTTTTAAAATCTGGTATAATATCTACTCCTAATAAACTTCCTATTCCAAATTGATTTAAATATCCCATTTTTGCTATTAATTCATTCTTAACAAAAGTATAATTTATTAAATTTATATAAAACATATATGGTTTCATATCTTTTTTATTTTTTTCTAGATATTGCTTATGAAAAATAGACAATATCTTATCTTCTTTATCATTTAAATTTAAATTAGTTAATAACTTTTTTATATTTTTTAATTTTTTTTCATGTAATTCTTGGAATACACTCCATTTAGAATAAGATTTTGGTATTTTTATAGTTTTTTCCCATTTCTCATTGACATAGCAATACATGTCATCTTGAGGTCTTTTACTCATATATAATAGCTAAATAATAAAAATTGAAATATTTTATTCATGCTAAAAAATAATAAAAATTAATGGTTAAATCCGATATTATACTAGCAAATATACCAAGTGATGTATGTACTGATATCATTACTAAATATATAGAAAATGACTTCAAATCACTTGGTAGACTTAGTATTACTTGTAAAAATAATAATGCTAAATTAAAAAATTTTATTATTTCTTCATTTGCTGAAATATATAAAAAAATGTTTAGTAAAAGCAATTATTATAAAAATCTGCTATTTTATAAAAAATTAAATTTAGCAATGATAGTAGATCAAATTAAACTAAATCCTTGTAAGTATAAATTACAAAATACTTGGAAGTGTAAAAACCCAACACCTACTATTAATATATAAAAGTGAAAAAAATGCACTTAGAAAAATTGAAAAAAACAATAATAATTATAGAATTATATTTATTAAATGGAAGTAATATCTTGGAATAAGATCAGTCCTATTTGTGTTTACAGATGGAATTTTATAGATGATATTTGTGGTATTTGTCAGGAGGATATTATGGGATTATCTGCTGACTGTGAAATTAATAATAATAATATTGATACATGTGCACCTATTAAAGGTGAGTGTGGACATGTTTTTCATAAAGATTGTATTACTAAATGGATAAACGAAAAAAATAAATGTCCTCTCTGTCAAAAGACATGGAAATCAGTAAAATACAATAATAAATCATGTTTAGATTGTACAAATTAATTCATAATTTTTGTGGAAATAATATAAATATAAAATTAAAGGTTGATATATATAAATAATATATGAAACAATTAATTGCTGTATTTCTAATTGTATTTATTATAGGTATTATAAAACTTAAACTAAATTTCAATCTTGTAATTATAATTTTTAAAAAAATTTTTTTATTATATTTAGATACAAGCAAATTTGCTCATAATAGAAAATTATTAAATTTAAAATATCAAGAAAATATTAAAAAAATATTAAATATGTATAATGTGTATCCTATTATTAGTGGAAAATTTATAAAAAAACCAAAATTAATTGTATGTAATCATCATACATTTATTGACCCTGGATTAATGAAATATATTGACCCTGATGTATTAACAATTGCTAAACATGATTCAAACAAAGAATTCTTTTTAACAGGTTTACTAACTGAATTACTAAGAAGATGGGGAACTATATTATATAAAAGAGGTAATAAAAATAGTGGTACTATTGTTAGAAAATTAATAAAATATTATATTTGCCACAAAAAAGAAAGTATACTTGTATATCCAGAAGGAACTACATATCCAGATGGACCACCAAGTAAATTTTATCCAGGATCTTTCATAGTGGCTTATGAAAATAATATACCTGTACAACCAATGGTTATAAAATATAGTCAAGATATATCATGGACAAAAGAAGGGGGTAATCCTACCCCCGTACAACTTAACCTTTATAAAAATATAGAAAAATTATTACAATCAAAAACAACTGCATTAATTGATATTTTAGATCCAATTTATCCAAAAGATTTTAAAAATCACGATGACTTTATTAAATATATAAGACTTAAAATGTTAAAGTCATGGGCTAATTTATTTTATAAATTAAAAAAATTATAATAATGATATAATTTAAAACAAACTATCTTTGTAATTATATATGGGTATAGAAGGATTTTTTAGTCAAATAAGTAAAGAACACAAAATTACAAATTTAATTAATAAAGAATCTAAAATATCATGTGATACATTAATATTAGATTTTAATGCTATTATTCATAATATTTCAGATTTCGTTATACAACAAATTAAAAATATTTTAAAAAAATATTTGATATTAACTAATCAAGGTATTAATATTCAATTTGATGAAATTGATAATCTTGATTTAAAATCTAATTTTGATTCATTTTCTCCTAGTCAAGAAAATGATGTTTATCAATTTTTTGATAAATTATTTACTGATGAATTTACTAATAATCTAGTTATAGAAAATATCAAAAAATTTATTTTATATATAATACAAAATTGTGTAACTAATGAATTAAAAACTATTTATATTTCTATAGATGGAGTACCATCTAAAGCAAAGGTTATTAAACAAAGAGGTAGAGGTTTTATTGGTAAATTTATTTCAAATGAAAAGAAAAAAATTTTAAAAAAACATATGAATAAATTAGATATTGATCCCGATACTTTTAATAATCTACCTTATAATGTTTATAAATTTCATAATTATAAAATTCCATTTAATAAAAGCTTTATTAAACCAGCTACCAATTTTATGATTAATCTTACTAAACATTTAAAATCTAAAGAATTTTTGAAACAAATTCATGAAAATGGAAATATTAAATTAATCATAGATGATTATAAAAATCAAGGTGAAGCAGAACATAAATTTATGAAATTTATTCAAGAAAATAATATTACTAAAAATTTATGTATTAATAGTCCTGATGGAGATATTATTGTTTTATTATTACAATTAAATGTTGAAAATTTACATATTATGAGATATAACCAGCAAAAAACTGATTTAGGAAAAAGTTTTAATCATTTTGTAATAGAAGATATTAATATTAACCTATTGCAAAATACTATTTTTAATTATATTAAACAAAATAATAAAGAAATTAACAAATTAAATTGCATTAGAGATATATCAATGTTATATACATTCTTTGGTAATGATTTTATCGCAAAAATTGAATCTATTTCTGTAAAAAATATACAATATTTGTATGATACATATTCTAATATATTTAAATCTAACAATGAATATTTAATTGTTAAAGAAGGTAAACATCAAATTAATTTTAAATTCTTAACTAAATTATTTGAAATTTTATCAAAAAAAGAAGATAATAATTTAAAACAAAATATTATTCAAAATAAATATCAAAATATTACTAAATTAATAAAATTAGTTAATAAATATTCTTCATTTTATTTGAATAAAGATGTTATTGATATTATTGAATTTGTAGAAAAATATAATAATTCAAGATTACTTGATTTAATTGATAAAGACAAAAATATTCAAAAATTATTAAATAAAAAAATTCTAAAACGTAGACATCTAAACTTAGATAATATTAAAAATAATGAAGAATTATCAGATTTAGAATTATTAAAACAGATAAAAAAGGATAATAATTATCTTGAAAGTTCTGATATATTTTCTAGTTTAATAGATAAGAAAAGTGGATTAATAATTGTAAAGAAAAATTATGAAACATTAGATAGTTGGTATCATAGTAAAAATGTAGAAACAAAAGATTATTACGAAAGAGAAATTTATAAATTAGAACAATTATTAGAAGAATATTTTCATTTTAATTATGAAATACCATTAACATCAAATATACAAAAATATAAATCTGAATTTTATAAAGCATATTTAAGTGATCCAATTGAAGATGTTTCTAAAAATTATGTACAAATGTTAATATGGATTGTTGATACTTATCTTAATCAAGAAATAAGAAATGATGAATATTATAAATATCATAAAACACCATTCTGTGATGATATATATCAATTTCTAAAAAGTAAAAAATATAATGATATTTCTAAAATGTCAATTGGTTTTTCACCATCCCCATTAGAACATTTACTTTTAGTAACTCCTTTAGATTTAAATAACTTAGAAAATCATTTAAACTCACTTTTAGGAGAATCATATCAAAAAACTCTTGTTGATAATATTGTAAAAACTATTAATACTAAAATTAATAAAATTATTGTTGATGATTTATTTTATAAATCTGGTATTAATATTAAATGCTTTGATGCTAAATATATGAATAATTGTCACGTTTATAATGAAAATCTACTTTTTGATAAATATGATCAATTTATTTCTGAATTTAGAAAAAATATACCACTTGAAACTCAAGAACCTGTTACACAATTTGGTGGTGCTAAATCTATGAAATATATTATGAAAATCTCTCAATTTAAAGATAAATATTATGAAACACGTGACATTAAATATAAAAAATTGTATAAATCTTATAAACGTAAACTTAACAGATTATTATAATTAAATATCATTTCTAACAATTCCGATTTTAAAACTATTATTATCAGAATCTGTTTGTGATTTGTTACCTCCCTTCTGATTACTATCCTTTACTTTGTATAATTTTGATAACATTCTTTTACCTGCTTTTTGCTCTAATATTTTTTTACGTCTTTTGTTATATAATGTAAAAAAATTACTTATTCTCTTACTATACTTCTTTATTTTTTTATCATCAAATTCAAATTTACTTAAATATTCACTTAATTTCTCTAAATCTGGTCTGTTCCAATTTAAATCATTTCTATCTACTTCACAATTTACACAACCCTTAAAATAATCACGCGCTTCTTGATAATTAAAATTTTCAGGTATTTTATATCTCTTTAATTTTTTATTTTGAATTTCTTCTATGATACCTTCTATTGATTTATATTCCCTTATAAATGAAAAAGCTTTCTTTGTTCCAATACCCTTTATTGTTGGTGTATAATCACAACCTAATAATATACATAAATCTATAAATTGATCCATTGTCATTTTAAATCCTTCTAATATCTTTTTTAATGAAATTTCAATCATCTGTTTTTTCTTTGATACTGAAAAATTTCTTAATAAATATGGAGTTCCAAATGTTAATAAATCCATATCTTCAGATGCTACTCCATATGTTAATTTTTTTTTACTTAAATAAGCACACTGTGAATCTGCTTCTTCTGGAGCTTCTATAACTGGTACTCCTATTAATCTTAAAACTTCTTTACACTCCTCCATCTGTTGATGATTTATTACAACTGATTTCTTTAACATTTTTATTCTTTCCTCATCATCTGATATTTCATCTAATGCATCTTTCGCTTCATTTCGAATTTTCTTTCTGTTATCTAATATTTTCTGTTTTATTGCTGGTGGTTTACCATCAAATACAAATACTGGTAATATCCCTTTCTCAATTAAACCGATTGCCTTGCTCAATATACCATAAATATGACTTGTTACTACACCTTCTGATGTTTTTAAATCTGCTCCACGACTCCTTATGGCAACTACATACTGGTATAATACAATTGAAGTATCTATTGCTATTTTTCTCATATGAATATTGTTAAAATCAATATTCTTGATACTATCTTTAGACTCAGTTTTTATTAACTTAAATAAATTTTTTATTCCCATTATGTCTAATAAATTATATATATATATTTTTTTAAATAAAAATTTTTATTAATATTTAAAAAATATATACCTTTATAATTAATATGATTAGAAGTTCACTAGATTATATACCTATATCTAATCGTGCTTTTTTAGGTTCTATCATTAATTCTTTCAATCCATATAGACCTGAAGCATTTATTAAATATAATAATAAAGAAGTTATTCTTGGATATTCTTGTAGATCTTTATTTGATACAATATTAAATTATTACAAAACTAAAAATAAAAATATCAAAATTCTAACTACTCCAATTCATCATACATCTTTTAGAAATATTATTGAAAAATATGTTGAACCAGAAAATATATACATATTAGATTTTAATGAATCTTTTAACGAAATATCTGCACTACCTACATCTTTAAAGAAAAATAAAATCGACTTGTGTATAATTAGTCATATGTTTGGTCAAGATCTTAAAATGGATATTATAAAAGATTTTAAAATTAAAAATCCAAATTGTATTATTATTGAGGATAGAGTTCAAGGTGGATACTTTCATAAAAACTTTAGCAATGATTTTATAGACATAGCTTTATATTCTACTGGTATGGATAAGAAACCTTGTGCTTTAGGTGGAGGTTTTGCCTATATACGTAATAATTTTTATCAAAGTATGAAATTAAGAAAATATATTAAAGATAAAATTAATAATTATCCACAACAATACTTTTATAGTAGAATAATTAGTCTTATTAAAAAAATACCAACATTGCTACTTTATAATAGTAAAATATTTATCGGAGGTTTATTAAGTATTTTTAATTTTTTTGGGATAGATATTAATAATTTCGCTATTAAATATAGAAAAACAAATCCAGGATTCCAACATAATAATTTTAATTTAAATCCATCTAATGGTACACTTATTTCTATACATGAATCATTCACCAAAGTTTTTAATATCGAATATAAATATTATTCAGTTACAAATAAATTTTTTAAAGCACTTGATAAAAAAGTAAAAAAAAAATTTTTTCCATGGGTTAGAGAAGATTTCTTATTAACTCCATACAATACTATATCTATTAAAAATAAAGATAAATTTATTAAATTTTTTAGTAAACACAATATACATATTTTACCAAATCCAACATGGAAAATATTTAATTTTGAATATAAAAATTCTAACAAATATAAATTATTCAATAATTCTATTATATATATACCTAGTTTACCTATTATGACAGATTCTGAAATTAATTATTTAGCTGAAAAAATAAATAAATATTATCAATTAGATAATTAATTATTTTTATCAATATATCGTTTTATTACATCTATTTCTAATAAATTTAATAAATTAAATCTCTTTTCTCGCTATTTTTAAAATTGCATTGCTATATTTTATATAATTAATATGACTAAAACTTAACTTTATATCTTCTATATCATTATAATCATTTATTTGCTTTAACGATTCAGTTCTAAAAAAATATTTATTTTCATTTTTAATGCAAGAAAAAAATATCATATATCCTTGATTAATATTCTTTGAACTAAATGCAATATCAAATAAATTATTATATTTATTATATCTTTGATATATCTTTTTGAAACTATAAAATACAAATTCACCTAATTTAAATTTTAATTCTTTATCGATTATTGTAAATGGTAATGTAATATATTGTGATATATTATTATTATGAATGAAATTTATATCATCCGGTGTTAATGAACATTTTCTATTTAAACATGTACTATCTAATCTTATATTTTTTTTATAAGCTTCAGCTAAAAAAGTTGTCCCCTTTTCTGAACCATCTTTTATATTGCTATGTTTATTTAAAAATTTAATCAAAATCAATAAATTTTCATTACTGTAATTATAAGACATATAATTTATATATGATTATTAATAAAATATTAATCAATTTTTATACTACATCTAATATAAAAATTTAAAAATATAATATATATACTATATGCTTAATCCTGAAAAAGAAGAAGGAAATATAGAATATAAAAGATTGATCTCTAATGATCAAAAAAGAATGGAATCTTTAGCATCTCAAATGAATTGGAGATTAATTGAAGGAAATGGTATATGCTTCTATTATATAGGTATTGAAGATGATGGTTCAATTTCAAAATTAAATAAATCTTCATTATATAATTCATTAAAAAACTTAAAAAAAGTTACTGATATTATTAATTCAAAAATTCAAAATGTTGAAAAACTTGATTACAATTCATATGAATATTTAATTGTAAAAATTAAAAAAACTTTCAATTCTAATTTTTTATATTTATTTTAATCACTTATTTCTTTCAAATTACTTTGTAATTGATCTTTTATTGTATTTATCATATATTTTGAATCTTCGGATTCTGATGTGGCAGATAAATATTCTATACTAGTTATTGAATCACTTAATTCTATTTCTTTACTTGCTTCTTTTTTTATTTTCTTATTTACTTTTTTATTTAATTTTTTCTTTCCTCCATCTTGTTTTATTTCATCTTGTTTTTCAAATAATTCAAATGATAAATAAAAGTCTACTGATTCGTTTGACATATATTTTTATTAAAGATAATATCTATAATTTATTATACATGAGTAATTATAATCTAGTATTTAATCAAACTAACAATAATGATTTAAATGTTAATCAGTTTATTATTAGTAATGATAATATCCAAGATATTAAAAAAAAAACTGATATTCTGATTGATTATAATGTTATGTTTAATGGTATCATTAATATTAATAAAATTGATCAATTACAAAAATTTATAAATGATCTTAGACAATTTGATTTTAAAGTGTTCGTTTTAAAAAATTATTTGTTTTATAAAAAAAATATTGAAAATTTATCGATATTATCTGAAATAATATTTGATAATTTTAATATAAAAAATAAAGAAATATCTTATATTTATAAATTTTTATCAAAAAATAAAAATAAAAAAAAATTTATTGAAATTATTATTAGTAAATTCTTAAACTATAAAAAATAAAAATATATACATTATATATATATGCTTTTATCTCCACCTACATATCATGTTGGTACATCTACAGCTATGGCTAGTTCTATCCCAACTAGTATTGCTGTTCCTAGTTTACAAACTGTAAAAGTATCTAGAGATCCATTTATACCACCTATCGTTACTAGTACACCTGTTCTTGCAGCTGCAGTCGGTGTACCTAGACGTTATCAAGATCTTAATACTGATGGTGAACTTAGACAAAGAATGACTTCTTACTATTTTGGAAAATTATATGATCAATGGATCTATACTGATTTCAGATTCATGTTACAGAATTTAAAAATTTCTGGTAATTCAATTAGAGTTACTAGAACTAAAGATAAAAATGCTTCTGAAGCACAAATTCAAGCAAAAGTTGATTATCTTAAAAATCATGTTATGACTAGAACAAGAGTCTACAGATTATTAGTCTTATACACAAACAGATCTCGTACTAATTGGTATGATCTTAAACTTAATAAGCAACATGTCAAAAATTTATTAAGACATAAACTTGCTAAAGCTATTCGTCAATTACTTTAATTTTTACATTATTAATAGCTTCTAATTTATTATAATTATATCTTAGAAACTTAATTAATACTATGTCATCATATATCACTAAATGTATTAATGTCATGTATAATATTAAATATATATCTACTAAGTCATAAATTAATCCATATACTAAACCAACATATTGTATTAACCAATTTATACTACAACTACCTATATAAGAATAATATGCTGACTTTAATGTTAAACTTAATTTATTTTTATCTTTTATTATTATTCTATTTGCTAAATAATTATTTACTAAAAAACTATATGAACTAAATAGAGTGTAAATTACTAATAAATTTATTTCTATAGAATCATTTGGATATGATACAAATAAATTTAAAAATGAAAATGTTAAAACAACTGAATGATGTAAAATTGTTGATATTTGCATGTTTCTTATTGTTAATAATCCATAACAATCTACTGCAGAATACATTAAACCTAATTTATGTATTGCCACCTGATTCCAATTATTTAATATTCTACCTTGTATCCAATAATATGTGCCTATAATACTAAATACAAATAAAAAATAAGATTTAAATAAATTCTTTATAAAGTAATTTTTTCTATTTTGTTCTAATTTTTTATACTCTTCATTATTACTATAAAAATATTTTAAAATTAATGCACTACTGTGAATTCCTAATAGTGTTGCAATAAAAATTTCTATCATATATTAATTTTAATAATATAATTTTTTTAAGTATTTTATAAAAAATATCATTGTGAATTTAATTTAAAAAAATAATATAATATACATTATAATATGTCTTATAATTACAACACTATTAGTGAATCTCCTAGTTCATTTAATGAAAAATTTTTAGAATACTCAAAAAATTGGGAAGATAGTGATTATATTGAGAAAAAAAGAATTAAAATTATTCATAAAGCTAGTGAAAAAGATGACCTCGAAAAATTAGTAAATAATTTTATTGTTGCCCATCAATCTAAATTTAAAATTTATGATATTAAATATCAAATTGATAGTATTATGATTATTTATGAATCTCTTGAAAGAAATAATTAAATATTAAATGTCATTATTATTTAATTACCTTTTTAAATAAAATGCTGCTGCAACAGCAGTACCTAGTAATCCCATTGCACCTATTTCTGTCATACTACTAAAATTACTTTTATCTACTTTGTTATTATCTTTTAATTTATCTTCTTTATTTAATTCATATATTCTATAAGCTAATATACAATCATCCTCATCTATACAATATAATATCTTATTTTGATCATGTTCTATTACTGTAAAACATTTGTTTTTTAATGTCTTGTCACCACTTGATAATGTTAAACAATTACTGAATTTTTTGTCAAATATATAAAAAAAATTATCCAATCTACTGAAATCACCTATTATTAAATTGTCAGATAACATACCTAACTCTCCAGGTTCTCCTTTAAAACTATTTTTTAATATTGATCTTTTATACTTATTATCAAATTTATACTCCTTTATATCTTTCTTCATATTATCTACTATTAGTAAATTGTTTGTATTAGTATTAAATAATATATTCTCTATTTTTCCCAAATTCCCATTATCTGTTGATTCAACTCTTACTGTTTCTACATCATATAATCCTAACTTATTTATCTCAAAAATAAATCTAAAATAACATTTATCCCTACTTGGTTTATTATCTAAATTATCACCTACATAAACACAACAATACTCTTTTTTCTCTTTTTTTACTTTTATACATTCTATTCCTCTCGGACTTGTTAATTCTATTTCTCCTAAAAAACTTATGTACTTTAAATCAGGTAATGAAAATATTTGTACTCGATGATTTCCTTCCTCCAATACTAATAAAAAATCTTCAAATATGCACATATCTACTGGTTTATCAAACTCATATACTTTATCACCAGATGATCCAACACTTTTTATAAATTTACCTGATAATGCATTTATTACAAATATTTTATTACAATCTTCGGATAATACAAATAACCAATATTCTTTTGATAATTTATTATACCACCATTTTATTTTATTTAATCCAGCTTTACTGTGACATAATACCTTCCAATCTATTTTTTTATATGAAAATAAATCTTCATTATCCATATAAGTAATATATTTATTATTATTTAAGTTATTACGAAAAAGTTTTAAATATATTTATGTAAATGAAAAAATGAATAAGGATTATCTATATCTATTATTAAAACAACTCTTTTTGTATCATCATTTTTTTGTAATTTATGTGGATAAGTATCATCAAATAAAAATGGCTTGTCATAAAATAATTTCTTACCCATTACTTCAATATAACATTCTTTAGGATTTGACATTATAATCGGTAAATGATATCTTAATATACTATTCGATGGTCCCATATGATATGGAATTATTTTCCTTTTATTCATAATACTGAAAAAACATGTTTTTATATTATTATGCTTCTTTAAAAATGATTCTATTGTTGGAAAATGCTTCAAATTTTCTTTATAAAGTTTAGTACTCAATTTTAGTAAAATTATTTTATAATTGTTATCTACTTCTAAATCTTTGCTAAATTTATGAGCATATATTTCTATATTTGTATTTTGCACTTTCAGATATTCTTCTAATATTTTTGATTTATTTTTAATAAGATATTTATTAAATAAATACTCTTTAGGATTAAATATTATTCTAGAATTAAAAAGTTTATAAATTGTATTGTTAATTCCATATAAAATATCATTTGGAAATGATTTGTAATAAAAGTCGTAAATTGTTTTTTTTATATATGCATTTCTATCTATTTCGCATAATGTTATTAATAATATTATTAGTATAATCAATAATTTATTCATATATAAAATTTATATTATATATATATATATATATAAATGCCTGGACAAATTTATCAAAGAGAAGGTAATAGTATCCAAAATAAAGCAACAAATAACGAAAAATTCACAACTCAACAAGCAGCTGCTGAAATTATTCAAAAATTAAATACAATTACAATTGTATTAGTAGTATTATTAGCAATGAATGCTTATAGTTTTATCAAAAAAAAATAAATTAAATCAAATTAAAATAATATTTTTATTTGAGATAAATTTACAAATTTGTTTAAGAAAATACTAACATTATTAATAATGAATAAATTATGCCTTATGTGTTTTGGATATAAGTGTTCTAAATTCTTTTCTAATATTCCTATTAAAAGATATTTTCTACCATTTGCATCTATTTTCGCATTACTTATTATACCTGAAGTTAGAGATTATATTTATATTCCTTTTATTTTCTTCTTTGGGTGTATTATTATCTTTTGGAATTTTCCATATATTATATATTCGGCTAACTCAAAACCTATTTACTATGAAGACCTATTTATTGATAAAAATAAAATACCTAACTATATGATTCCTGAAAAAATTAAAAAAAAATTTAAAAATATATTTTTATGGAGTCTTATTATTACAAACTCATTACTTGTTGCTGCACTTTCTGATTATTGGTTTTATAAATCTAATGGATTCCAATTTGATGATTTTATGCAAACAATCGGTATTACAGGTGGAGTAATTAAAATTTTTAGTATTGTTAATTATTATATCGGTCAATTGCTTATCGAAATATTATACAGGTTTATTGATAAAGAAAATAAAAAACATCGGTTGAAAATAAAAGAAAATTTTAAAAATTCTATATCAAAGCTTAATAACTCTAAAATTATTATTAAAAATATTATCTCTGATTCACCTGTTATTGGTCCTATTGAAGAACATACTATTGAAATGATTCAATTAGATTCTATTATGGAAAATAAAAAAAATGAT